GGTCGATCTCGTAACCACGATCGATGTCACTGACCGTGGCTGCTCTTTATGATGCCAAACAGGCTCCATTTCCGGGTGGCCCTTTGGGCCCGCTACTGAGGTCCCAGATCCAGTAGATTGAACGCACCCAATTGCTCCCGTTTTGTTCCTTTCGGACCCTTAAAACAGGTGAGAGCAATCAGGGGCATCATCGTCGTCATCATCGATTTCGTCCTTTTTAGGGACCGGCTTTGCCGGCACGATGAAGTCGACGGGTGCCCGCTCTACTAGGTCGCCTGGTTTCGCCAACAGTCTCAGATTCAGCCAGTGTTTGTACACTGACGTCACCTTAAGAGCCATCGGGTCAATCTCAGTCCGTACCGTCGCCCTTGTTGAAGGCAACGGGATCAATCCCGCTTTATCAACAAGTCTCCATACTTGCGATACTACAGCCGACACCTGTCGGAGTTGTAGACGGATATTGAGTCTTTGGAGATGCTGTAAAGCTTCCAAACCTTTCCTAATGGAACCTTCTGCATCGACGATAGCCTTGTTTGCACGTGCATCAGTTAGCCGGGTAACCGGATCCTCGATCTTTGCCGTGAAGAATAAATCTTCTTGGAAACTATCAAGGAAATCGATTGCCGGATCTCCTAGCACGCTCTGCACTGACGTGCAGAATGGTGCGATCCGCGTCAACATCTCCAAGTTTTCACTTTTCGAGGTATCGGCAGATCGAGACCATAGCCATTCGGGCCATGACTCGAATGCAAAGCGAGCTCCAATTAGGGGGTTCGTCAGGGATACGCAGAGCGCCCGCGCCCGCGAAGGCATTACTGCCCACGCTGTCGTTGACGCTCCAGAAGCGACCCTGAATCCAGCACCCATAGCTCGGACAAAATTGCTCAGAGTACCCCGTGTTACCCAGGCTGATAGAGCACAGGCCACTGACGACTGCCCTTGGGCAGCCGCCCAGAACTTCATTGGAAGCCCACTAATGTCCGTTCCATTATAGAACAGACGTTTCGCGAACTCCAACGTCCTTCCCGTGGAGACCAGTGATTTCTCAATTCCTATGGTGACACCGAGTATCCGGCATATTGCCCGATACTTACGGGCCACACGGTCGTCAGCGATGACTACGTCATCACCTAGTACCGCGTACAGGACGAACCAACCCACAATACCCGCTCGATGTGCGCTGTACTGCACCATTGCGTGATGTACAAGGGCAAGCATTCCCCAGGACGAGTAGGCCCCCATGGGCTGACCGACCGCATAGCGAAGGAACCGAGGAACACCACACTCGCGTGCGGTGTTCTTCGGTATCACGTACGGTCGACCAACCAACAGGTTAGTCCACGCCCTAGCGTACTCATGCCCGAATATTTGCGCCAATAACAGTTCCTGGATCACAATTGGGATCCGGTCCGTTGCCGCCGACAGGTCGTACGAATGAATCGTAGTCCCTTGTTGGACCTTCTTAAGAAGGGCTTTGACTGGCTGAAGCTGGTCAAAGGTTCCGTCTTGCGGTATCTCTTTCAAGACACCGAAGATCCAGTCGTGTAACGGGCGGAGGGCCCATTGTGACCAGATATCCATTAGGGCTACTACTCTGATCTTGCCAGCTGCTTCCGTTAGGAGGGCTAACCGTCCGCAGACAGTTTTACCGTATCCGTGAGTGTTAGGGGCAACCCCTACTCCATTGAGCTCTTCGTGGCACGGATGTGCCGCTGGAACTCGACTGAGAATGGGTTTGCCTCGAACAAGAGCACGGGCCAGCGGGTAGAAACCCGCTGTGTCTAACAGCAATGTCCAAAGACTCTTAG